GCAGGCAACCCAACAGGGGGCAACAAAGGAACGGGCACAATAAACGCCACAGGCGTCTACGACGACAACGTACTGCTGACATGCGCCCCGCTCCATGATGACATGAAGCTCAAAGATTGGGATGAACTGGGAGACCTGTCACCTATTTACGAGACACGGACACGGACAACGATTGTCGAACGGGCAACCATCGGCGCTCGCGTCGTCCAAGTGGCCACGCTGGGTATTGTGAAGCCAAAGGAAGAAGTTGTCGAAGAGGAATACCAAGTCGTGATCGGGCACAAGGAGCCAAAGCACCGCACCGTCCGCAGACACATAGAGCTGGCGAAGACGTTCGACACCAAGTCACACGAAGAGTTCACCGCGAAGACACGCGCCGATAAGGCCGTCCCCGGTATGCCGACAGTAGAAGAGTGGCGCTCGCGCGGCCTCGGACAATCTGGCGACAAGACCCAGCCCCACGACAAGCCCGGCCTTGCAGAGATGACAGAGAGAATGTCGCTCGCCCTCGACTATCAGGCGCTCGCAATCGGCTCATTATCTGATGAAGTCGTCACTTTGAGGTCCGACCTCAGTAAAGCTCTTGACATGATAAAGGTGCTGCAATCGAAAGTAGGGTAAGGGACGTAGTTGACACGGCGATACTTACCCCCTAGGACGGATAAGCACCATATGAACGCCGCAGGAGACAATTATGCGCGAGAGAGACACCAACAAATTAGCATACCGATTGAGGCTAGTCGCAGCCGCCATAGAAAGCGGCGCGGGACTGACGAGAACAGCCGCAAAGATCGGTATTACACCTGCCGGGTTAAGTAGATACCTCGACGCGGCAGGATATCGGGAACTCCGCAAGGAGATGGGCTCCGCCACTCGGATCGCTACGTCATTGACACAGGACCAGCACATCGAACGCCTCCAAGCGATTGTCGAAGAGGGTAGCCAAGCCGCCGCTTGCCGTAAGCTGGACGTCATGCCCGCCGCCATGTCGCGCTGGCTGAAATTCAATGGATACGGACCCAATTTTGCGGAAGATTTAGAGGACTTGTTAGACGACGGCTCCGAAGGGTGATATAGCTTTAAAGATGACTAAAATCGCTCCAAAACCCGGTCGGTTGCCCACCAATCTGCCCACCACACTCCCTCGCAATCTGGATAATCTGCCTCAGACCGCGCCGGACGGTACAATTATGGTCAACGCGGGTAAATACGCCCGCCAATCGGTCCTCACGGCCTTCGAGATGATCGGGGGAACGCGCGCACTGGCCGCATGGGGCGCTGACAACAAAGAGAAGTTCTATACGCGCCTATTCGCCAAAACCATTGCAAAGGACGTTCAACACGGCGCGAGCGACAGCGTTGAGAAGCTCCTGGAGCGGTTAGACCAAGCAGGTCAGGACGACGAAATGACCATTGACGCGGAATTTGAAATGGTTGAGGGAGAGTACGAAGATGGACCAGAGTGATAAGCTCATAGAGGAGATGCTGAAGTTCAGACAGTCCCTGCCATACTACTCCAAGAGTTGTTTGAAAATACGGGACAAAGAGAACGAAACCGTACCCTTTGTGTTCAACAGCGCACAACAATACCTCCACCGCCGAATTGAGACACAACGCCGCGAGACTGGGAAAGTAAGAGCACTTGTCCTCAAGGGCCGTCAACAAGGGATTTCGACCTACACAGGCGGCAGATACTATCGAAGGGCCTCTCTCTTTAAAGGCGTAAACGTCTACATTCTGTCACACGAACAGAAGGCCACAGACAACCTGTTCAAGATGGTCTCGCGCTTCCACACGAACAATCCAATCGCCCCGCAGACGGGTAAATCCAACGCCAAAGAGCTGTCATTCGACCTCATGGACAGCGCCTACACAATCGCCACAGCCGGAGCAAAAGAAGGCGGACGCGGACGTACCCCAACACTTTTCCACGGATCGGAAGTAGCGTTCTGGAACAACGCACAAGCACACTTTGCCTCGTCAGTGCAGGGCGTCCCTGACGCACGCGGCACAGAGATTATCCTGGAGAGCACCGCGAATGGCGCAGGTGGGGAATACTTTGAACGCTGGAACCAAGCGGAAGATGGCGACGGCGACTATATCCCCATATTTATACCCTGGATGTGGCAGGCTGAGTACTGCCGGGACGTGCCAAAAGACTTCGAGCTGTCCAGCGATATCATGGAAGGCGAGCTGTCTGAGGTAGACTACGCAGAAATGTTCGACTGCCAGATGGGTCAGATGGTCTGGAGAAGGTCAAAGATACAAGAGCTTCGGTCGGTTTCGTTGTTCAATCAGGAGTACCCGGCCACCTCCACACTGGCCTTCCAATCGAGCGACGGCGACAGCTACATCAAGGGACCAACAGTTCTCCGCGCACGTAAGCGCGAGATAATCGGTGGTGGCCCTCTAATCTTTGGCGTAGACCCCGCAGGCGAAGGCGGCGACCGCTTTGCTGTAGCCATGCGTCGTGGACACGAGTGTGAGAACATCGAATGGCGCAACAAGATAACAGCTACGGAGGCCGTGGACTGGATTGACATGCTTATACAGAAGCACAAGCCAGCGCTTGTCAACGTGGACGCAGGCGGATTGGGTGCGCCACTCATAGACTTCCTACGAGCCCGCCGCCCAGAGTACGTGAATCTTGTGAAGTCCATTAACTTCGGTTCACGAAGTCAGCATAAAAACGCAACGCCAAGGAAGCCCGGTCCAAAGCTACGGCGAGACGAAATGTGGATGCGTTTGAAAGAATGGCTAGAGCTGGAGGAAGGCGTGAGCATCCCAGATATCGACCTGCTCCAGTCCGACCTCATAGGTCCCAAGAAAAAGCCAAGCCATAACAATGACTTCGCGCTGGAGAGCAAAGACAGCATGAGAGCCCGCCAGATCAGGTCGCCCGACTTGGCCGACGCATTGGCATTGACCTTTGCAAGTCTGCGGATTATTGAGAACTTTACAGAACGTCAAGGCGGTGCTACATACGGCAACGCAGTTGACAAAGGAATGGTCACAATCAACAGCCAAGGCACTATCATCGAAGGTGGTACAATGCTAGGCGGCAAGAATGGATGGATGGGATAGTATGCCAAAAAGAATGACTAAACGGGCGAAGACAGATACCCGCACCATCTCACCAGACAAGTACGCTCCCAAAGGCTTTAAAGACGAGCAATCGTATCTCGAAGATATGCGGAAGCGCTTCTCGACCGACATCTCCGCCGACAGCGACAACCGTGAAGCGGCCCTAGAGGACAGCCTGTTTGTCGCTGGGGACCAATGGGATGCTCAAGTAAAGGCGCGTAGAGAACGCGAGAACAAGCCCGTCATGACCGTCAATCGCCTCCCCGCCTTCATTGGGCAGGTCGTAGGCAACCGGCGCATGAACGAAACTGTCATCAAAGTCACTCCCGACATTGGCGGCAACAAGAAAACAGCACAACTACGCCAAGGACTTATACGCGGTATCGAGAAAGTGTCCCGCGCCGACCGCGCGTACAACAACGCTTTCCAGAACGCGGTAATCTGTGGCATCGGTAACTTCCAACTGTCCGTTGACTACGCCTACGACGACGTGTTCGAGCAGGATATCTGCATCAAGCCAGTCAACAACCCCCTCGCAGTCGTATGGGACGCCAACTCGGTAGAACCTACGGGCGCGGACGCGGAGCACTGCTACATCATTGAGGAGGTCGCCAAAGCTGACTTCGACACAGCCTATAAAGGCGCAAGCACCGGAGACCTAGAGTACGACAGCGGCCTCACTGAGAACATTGCTGGTGGCTGGTACGAGGACAGCACTATCCGTGTCGTCCACCACTGGGCGATGCAGTACGAGAAACGCATTCTATGGCTCATGATGGACGGAGACGTCCGCGACGTAACCGACATTGATCCTGTTGAGAAAGACGAACTCCTAGCGGAAGTCGTAATCGACGACAAAACGGGTGAGCCCTACAGCCGCGAAAGCTGGCGCTCATCTTGCACACTGCACATCTGCACAGGCACAACTATCCTAGAAGGCCCGTACACTCTTCCAATCAAGCGTGTTCCAGTGTTCCGTGTCCCCGGTTGGGAGATTGACACCGCCTATGACCGCCAGCGCTTCGGTATCGTTCGCTTTGCCAAAGACCCGCAGCGGATGCACAACTACTGGCGCTCAGTTATTGTAGAGAAGCTCATGCTCACTCCGAAAGCGCCTTGGGTGGCCTCAGACGAAGCCGTCAAGGGACGTGAAGAACAGTGGCGCAACGCACACCTGTCAAACGACAGCCTTCTCGTGTACAACGGGGAAGCGGCAACGCCTCCGCAACGCACTCCACCGGCACAGATGGAGGGAGCACTCATTCAGGAAGCCGGAATGTCCTCTCAGGACATGAAGGACGTTACCAATCTTCACGAAGCCTCTATGGGTATGACCTCCAACGAAGTCTCAGGCAAGGCAATCCTAGCCCGCCAGAAGATGGGCGAGATCGGCTCAGTCGTGTTCCTCGACAACCTCGACATGGCTATCGAGCAGTGCGGTGGCGTCATAAATGACCTAATCCCAACGGTTTACGACACGGAACGTGTTGTGAAGACAATCGACGTAGACGAGTTTGGCACAGAACAAGAACAGCTCCAGCTCATCAATAGCGAAGTTAGCGATGACAGCATCGACATCACAGTCGGTAAATACACCGTCACTGCCCACACAGGGCCGTCACAGGTCACCCGACGTCTAGAAGCGGCGGAAGGTATGCTGAACATGGTCAACGCCATGCCGGACTTCATGCAGGTGGCAGCTCCAGAGATTGTGGAAGCACAAGATTGGCCGGGCGCTGGCAAGATCGCCAAACGCCTCCGCACAAAGCTCGGAATGGTCGAAGAGGAAGACATGTCCGACGAAGAGAAGCAGGCCGCACAAGCAGCAGCCGCACAAGCTCAGAAGCAGCAGCAGATGCAGGAAGCAGCCTTCATGATGGAACTCGAAGAGAAGAAGTCCAAGGCCGCTCTGAACAACGCCAACGCCATGAAGGCAGAGGGCCAGATTAAGGCCGCTGTGGTTGACATGGTGGTTGCGCTCCAGCGCGTCCAGAACGAAACTGACCGCGTTGAGTTAGACGCGATTGACTTAGCCGCCAAAATAGAGTCTATGGACGTGAACGATGGCCGCTCGGTCGTACAGCTCGCCCTAGAGCTAATGGAAATTGAAACCGCACCGATTATAGGAGAACTACAGAATGACCTCGGAGACACAGGACAACCCACAGGAAGCACCGGACCCGTTTAAAGACTTTATCACGGAGGCCGTGTCAGACGGCAAAGTCGTATTTGAGCAGAACCAGCCGGACCCCGCCGACAAGCCGCGCGATTGGGACCAGTTTGACAACGATGGAGATGACGATGACCCCGCCGACACCGATGATGGAGACGATGCTGACGATGATGGAGACGACGAGGGAGATGGTGGCGATGACGACGGAGATGATGCCCCCGACGATGACGACGGAGATGACGAACCCAAGCCCAAGAAACGTCGCAAAGGAGCTAGAGCACGCATTGCGGAACTTACAGCGGCGCGTAGACAGGCTGAAGAGCGGGCAACTGCCGCTGAAGAGGCTTTAAAGGCCAAGGACACGCCAGCAGCCAAAGCGGACACCAAAGCGGACACGCCTCTGGAAGTTGACACCTCCGACCTCACCCTCCCAAAGGCAATCGACTTTGACTTCGGCGAGCTGGACGCCGGCTATATGGAGCAGATGGCCGAGTACAAGGCTGAAGTGGCCTTCCGCCGCCGTGAAGCTAAGGCTGAAGTGTCCCGCGCCGAGACCGCCGCCGAGACCACTCGCCAGGAAGCCGCTGCAACTTTGGAAAAGAATTTCCTTGACAACGTGGTAAATCCCGGTAAGGACTTGTACGACGACTTCGATGACGTAGTTATTGAAGGCGGAAAAGCTGGTGATTATCAGCTCACGCCCACCTTGGTCAATTTGATCGCCGAGAGTGACGCAGGCGCAAAGATCATGTACCACTTCGCCTCTAATCCAGAGGAGTCAGAAAAAGTGGCGAATATGTCTGTTGAACGACAGGCAGCTTACTTCGGGCGAATGGAAGCCCGCTACTCTCCGTCCGATGAGGACGCACGTAAGTCTAGACGCACGAAAGCGTCGAAAGCCCCTAAGCCACCACGAGCGAAGTCTCGCGGCAAAGGTTCAGGTAAGAAAGATAACGCAGCAACCTCCGACTTCTCCGCATTTGAGCGGATGGTCAACTCGAAAGGATAAACTACCATGGCTAACAGCTTTTTGGACGCCCAAGTATACGTTAATACGATGCTTCTTCTGGTGAAGAACTCATTGGTTATGGGTCGTCTCGTCAACTCGAAATTCGTCAATCAAGTCACCGACGAGAACGGCTTGTCCGTCCGTCAGAAGCGCCCATCGCGCTTTGTGGCAAAGACTGGCGCCACCCTGCAAGAGCAGGACAGCATCAACGGCTATCAGGACATCTCTGTGGACCAATACAAGAACGTCCACCTCGGTGTCGGCGACATCGAATACGTCACCTCCTACAACCAACTGGTTCAGGATACCAACATGAAGTCCGCAGCTTCAACTCTCGCGCATGAGATTGACGGCTACCTCCACACGAAGACGAAGCGCTTCTCTAACTGGGTCGGTACCCCCGGCAACGTTATCGGCGCTCCATCTGAGTTCAACCGTGGCCCAGAACGCCTCGACCTCCTCGCTGTCCCTGACAGTGACCGTGGCGCAGCCCTGTTCACCACAGACGCCTATGGCATCTCCGACACCCTGATCGACAACAACTCGCTCTCAGGTGTTGCGAAAGACGCGCTGACTAAGAACCGTCTCCCAATGCTCTCCTCAACAGAAGCATACCGGACGCAGATGAGCCAGCAGATCACCACAGGCACACGTGTTGCAGCAGGTACCACACTGGTCAACGGCGCAGCACAGAACGTCAACTACCGTACCGTCAAGGACAGCATGATCCAAGACCTGGCTGTGGACGGCGAAGCGGGAACCTACGTGGAAGGCGACGTA